GATGTAACCCTTGGTGTAAGCTGCTGTATTAGCACCAGATTGAGCAACACGACCTAATTTAATCAAGTCTGTGTCAACTTGTTTAGCCAAAGCGTAGCCAGCGTCGTCTGTGTAGAACTGACGCAGTGATGCTAAAGCTTGAGCTTCGACAATATCTTCAATCAAACGGCTGTATTCGTAATGATTGTTGATAGATACGGTTACTTCTGATTCAGTTGCAGCAATCAAAGTTACTTGAGTTGATGCAGACTTAGCAGATGCTGAACCACGAGTTGGAACAGGGATATGAACGGTATCGCCTTTCTTACCTTTGAAAGACATCTTCTTGACAAGATTAGCTGCTACCAATGATTTTTTATAGGCAGCGGCAATTTCGTCACTCCAAATTTCTGGGATGAATGTTGCTGCTGTTGTTACTGTTACATGAGCTGTACCTAATGCCATAATATATTTCCTTTAAATTAATAATTCTAAAATTACTTAACACGACCTTGTGAATACGCTAGCATAATTTCATCTTGTAATGCCATGTATCTATCAGGGTCTGTCATTCTCAGTTTAATAAGGTCTGCTCGACGATATACTTTTTTACTGGACTCACCAGTTCCGCCTACATCGACAGTTGCTGCCTTCATTGCTGCGTCTTGTGCTTTAGCTTCTACAGCGTCTGTTTTCTGAACTTGTTGTACTTGACGAATTTGTTTAATCTCTTTGTAAGTAGATAACAATTCATTAGCACTATCAAAATCATATTCAGCGTCTGCTTTAGCAAACATATTCAATCGAATAGGGGAAGCTTTAACCCAATCTTGAAAACCAGTATCTTGTACAATAGTTCCAAAATCAGGGTGTTTAGCCGACAGTTGTGCTGCCGTCTTGTTCTTCCTTAATTCCATTGCTGTGTTTTTAGCTTCAATTACAGCAGGGTGCTTCTCAACTGCTCTTGCGACTGCTCTATTAGGGTCTACAAAAAAGTCTTCTTCAAGCGATTCTTCAATCGGGGCTACCGTTGACTTGTTGGAATCGAGTTGCTGTTTTAATAACTGGTCTGCCAAACTTCTAACTTCGTGAACCTCGTTTGCTTGTCTGCCAATGAGCTTTTCAGCTTCTTGGTGCATCCTAGCAATCTCTATAGCGGATTTACCTTTATACTTCTCTGGTAACTCTTCTACTGGTGCATTTACTTCTGGGGTTGCTTCTGGAACATCAGAAGTCTCATCAGTAATATCGTCGGCTGTTTGGTTTTGGTTATCTAACAGTTCGTTTTCATCAATCAATTGTGCTGCCATTTTTAAAGTCTCCTGTCACCGAATCAAGTGATTTTAGGATTTATAATCTAAGGCTCTTTCGAGGTATCTTAGGCTTGTTGTTTCTGCTCTTGTTTCAGTTTCTCTGCTCTTTTCCTAGCCCACTTGTCTGCTGCACTGACAAAAATGCCAGAGTAGGGTTCAAGTTTGATAGTTGGAGTAGAAATCTGCTTTAGAGCAGGTTTACTACATATTTCACAAGAAACTTCTGTCACCTCATAACTAACAAAGTGTTCTTGCAAATGTTTCTCTTCACAGAGAAAATCAAATAACCTACGAGACATTGACTGAGTCTCCCGACATGAGTTGCTCGTAAGATTGGTCAGAACTATTTTTAAGGTTTAACACCCATTGAAGGATGTCAAGTTGTCCTCGTTTTAATTGCAGTTCTGCTTCATTCTGTATTGGTAAAACATTATTCAAAGCGTCAAACATCTGTTGAGCGTCTTCAATAAAATCTTTCCATCCTACTGTAGCCATCATCGAGAACCTAGCCTCGTAATAGGCTTGTAATTTCTCATCCATTCTTTGTCCTTTTGGAGAATGTTAGCGTATACTAACTTTATTGCAGTATTTTAACACAACTTTGTAAAAAAGTCAAGCTATTTTTTAAGCGTCTACTGCGCCTTCGTATTGGCTAAAAGTCTTTAATACTGCATAAATTGCAGGAATCAAATCACCCTTTAAATCTTCCATAGCAATGTAATGGGCATTTTCTTTAACAGTTGCCATGTTGTTATGTCTTGCATCTTCGTTGTAATAGATTGCCACTTGAACCTGAAGTTGGTCTTTAGTGCCAAAGAAGTTAGTGATGCGTGCATAAGCATCAGGTGCTGGTGCGCCAAATTGAGTTTGAACAGATAATCGTAAAGCCACAGTAGTTCTCCTTAAATAATTTCTGCTAAATTTGAAAGATAGTCATAAAACTGTTCTTTCGTGTTTTTGTGAAATCCATAATTCTTGTGGAAATATGAATGATGTTTACTGCATAAAACAACCCCATTATTAAAATCAAGTCTTTCTTCTGGGTATGATGAGTAAGAGTTTAAATGATGAGCAATTAGCTTTCTATCGTGTTTTTTACAGATGTAGCATTTATATTCATAATGCTCAAATAAAGATGTTCTCCATTTTTTATATTCTGTAGTAAATCTTTCAAGCTGTGCTGGTCTTTTTATTACAGGATTGTTAATATCAATGCCTATAGATGTTCTGTAACAATCCCAACATCTAGAGTGTCCAAATAAAAGTTGTTTTGAACAGTCTAAACATTTAGGATTTCCACCTTTCCATCTAGGATGGTTTTCTTTTTTCCTATTTGGGTGATTTACATGACCATAAATCTTTTGGGGCTTCATTGCTATACCAGCTTTTAATAAAGCATTTCTAATAACATGATATGGAAGTGATTCAGAATCAGCTATTTTTTGAATAGACATATTCTTGACTATGTAATGCTCATATAGCCAATCCTTGTCTTTATTAAAAAAATATTTAATTCTTAAATCCATTAATAGTTCCTTTATAAGCTGTTAAGTAAGTTTTTAGGGGTTAAGAGTTTAAATATAAGCTATTAGTAAGTCATTTCGGTTGTATTAACACGGGCTACAGTTCTAATAGTCGTTGAGGCTTGACCAGTAAAGGTAATAGCTAATCCACCATTAGTCGTATCTGCTGTGGCTGTTACTGTCCATGCGCTTGCTCCTGCATCTGCGGCAACTACTGTAGTCGTAACAGAGCCTACAATCGCTGTAGTTCCTACTCCAGCACCACGCTTGATAGCACCTTCTAGTGTCCAAGCCTTTGTATTACCACCGCCAGTAACTCCTGAAATAACGCTTACTTTAAAGTAATAAGCAGAGTTATTAGGTAGTATTACTTGGTTTGTTGAACCTGCGGCTCCTGTATTAGACCGCAATACTGTGGCAGTAGCATCGGTAGTTTGAGTGCCAAGTATAAGCAAAGCTGATTGTGAAACACCTAAAGCAAAAGCTATAGGAGCATAACAAGCAGAAAAAGCATGATTTCCAATAATACTTCTTGTTGTTCCAAAAGCCCCACCAAGAATAGCACTATAACTTGCGTTTGCGGAATTTTGCTGTCCGCCACCAATAAAAGAAGCGTCATTTGAAGCAGAATTTGTTAAACCGCCAACAATAGCTGATGCTGTACCACTTGCTGTATTTGGATAAGTATTATTAATTGTTGGATAAACACCGCCACCACCTACAAAAGAACCACTACCTGAAGCAGTATTATTGCGACCACCGCCAACAAAAGACCAATCACCACTAGCCACATTCCTATTAGCCGCAGTACCAGCATCACCACCACCACCGATAAATGAATAACTACCTGTAGCTTGGTTGTTTCCTCCTCCTACTACTACTCCATGAGGAGTATAGAAAGATAGAGTAGAAGTAGATGAACCTGATGCGTTTTGGGAAAGGGTAAGGCTTGTTCCGCTTATGGCGGCTACATAAGTAAATGCGGCAATAGAAGTGCCTGTAATGTATTGACCTACTTTAATTGAAGCATTGCTACCACTTAAAGTTACAGCAGTAGTTCCATTCATTGTTCCGCTTTGAGTAGTTACTGCGGCTGATGCTGTTCCACTATTTGTATAACCAGCACCAATAAAATTGTAATATCCTGCGGCAGTATTTCCATAACCACCAATCACATTGCTATATGGGTTTGTTGTTACATTTCCATTTCCGCTACCAATAAACGATTGTGTTCCTGATGCCACATTGTTTGTACCGCCAGCGACTGTAGAGTTTACAGCCGTAGCACCATTGTTATCGCCACCAGAAACTGTTGATTGTGCTCCGCTTGCTACTCTTGTTGCACCGCTTCTACTTGTCTGCCAATCAACAGCATTAGCACCCCTAGCGTTACCACCTGCTGTAGTAGATGTAGTAGCTTGTGCTTGTAGTGCGCCTGTTCCTGCTGGAGAAACATATAAAGCACCATTAGATTCTAGTCCTAGTCCTGCTACTCCACTAAAAGATAGGGTAGGAGTTCCGTAGACTGCTGTGGTTGTTGTTGGAACATAGGTGTTTAGGGTAGAACCTATTTCTGTTTGTGCGCCCCAAATATTAATGCCCGAAGTACCATTTCCTGTGTAAGTAAATGATGTTCCGTCTGTGCTTAAATAAATACCTAAAGTAAATGTAGATGTAGAAGTTACAACAATAGAAACCCTATACCAATCATTTCCTACATAAGTCAATGCGGCAGATGTTGGCGTACCAATAAAATTACCTAAAACAGAACCACCGCCACCAGCAGAAATACTAAAATATTTTCCTTGACCAACACTTCCTTCATACAAAGCACAAAAGTTTCTACCATTTGCTTTTACATAAGCGGATAAAGTAATTGGCGTGCTAGCTGCAATTGCTCTTGCTGGTTGATTAATATAATGCAAGCTAGTAGCTGTATCTTCTGTTAGCGTACAGGCTGTTGCTGTTGAATCAGGAGCAGTTGCTGTTGAAGATGTAATAGAAGTGTTTGATTTACCCCAAGCTGCATTTGCAAAAGTTTGACTTTGTATAGTTAAATTCTGCCCAGTACCTTTTAATACTTCTGTCTGTCCTGTAATAGTAGTAAATGTACCTGCGGCTGGGGTAGTTCCACCAATGACTGTGTTGTCTATTGTGCCACCAGTAATGGCTACAGAACTTGCAGCTTGAGTGGAGATTGTTCCTAAACCTAAATTAGTTCTTGCACCACTAGCATTTGATGCACCAGTACCACCGTCTGCAATAGCTAAGTCTGTGATTCCAGTAATAGAACCACCAGTAATGGCTACGGCATTAGCGTCTTGCTGTGCCATACTTCCTAAAACACCATCAATACCAGTTAAAGTATTAATCTGTGCTTGTAAACTAGCAATAGCGTCTAAAACAGGTTGAGAAGTACCTCCACCGTTAGTAGAGACAGAATGAATCTGTTTAGCAACATCAAGAGGAATAACTGTACCTGCATCAATCTCACGACCATCAGAAAGCGTAATTAATAACGAACCATCAAAGTCAATCTGTGCGTCAGCAACAGAAACACCGTCTTCACCATCTTTACCGTCTTTACCATCAACTCCGTCTTTACCATCTCGACCAGTATAGCCGTCTTTTCCATCACGACCATCTCTACCAGCAGGACCTTGTTGTCCTTGAACACCCTGTTTAGCAGGAGTATTATTTAGTTCAACTAATTTAGACTCTAGTTTAGATTCAATATTTTTTAAAGCAGAAATAACTAAGTCTACATTTTTACCAATAGACTCTTCTCGTTTAGCTTTCGCTTCAACAATGGTTTTTTCTACTTGAGCTAAGGCTTGTTGCTGTTCCTCTAAAGAAACAGACTCATCGCCTATCTTTTTGATAAAATCTTTAATATTAGCCATTATTGAGATAGTTTAGAAGTGAGGTTATTCAAGAAATCTTCTTCTGTTTTCCCTATTGTAGCAGCTTTGTTAGACATTTGCAACTCAACAATCTTAGTATTGTTTTTCAAGTCTGCTTCTTTAAGCATTAGCTCTGCAATTTTGACTCTGCGGTCAAATTCTACATTGGCTTCGTTACCCTGTTGTGGGAGGTTACGAGAAATAGACGAAATAACCTTAGCTTCAGTCTCTTTAGGAGCTAACTGAGCCTCAACCATCGTTTTCTGAGCATCTGCCATGTCTTTAGCAGCAGAAGCGTCCAAACTCTTAATTTGAGCCTGTGCAGCCTGTAGTTTAAGCTGTTGTTCAGCTTGTTGTAACTGTTGTACCTGTGGATTAGGTTGACTCATCTGGTCTAATGCAGCAGAAAGCTCAACTTTATTAGATAAACTAGAGTTACCGATAATTCCTTTGAGAATCAGTGGTAATACTGGTGTATTTGGTCCTAAAGTTTGCAACAAAGCAATGAATTGTTGCTGTTCATGCTCACGAGCCATGATACCAAGGGTGGCAGTTGGCATAAACTTGTAGTCTTTAGAAGGATAACGCTCAGGGTCAAACTGCATATAACGATAAGCAGCCTTACGAATGAACGGAATCAAGAAATCTTCTTGGAAATTAGTCAGTGTACGCTTGTATTTCTTAATAATACCAGCCATTGCCATTGACATACCGCCTGTACCAGCATCACGAGGAGCTTGTGAAGGCATACCTGACGAATCTACAGTACCAGTGGCTTGCAAAAGCATACGCTCAAAGTTCTGTGAGGTAGCAATGTTAGTCTGGTCTGTCTGACCGAACTTAAATGGGAACAAAATCTCTGAAGGAGCACCGTTAGTAAGAATTGCTTTACCGGGTTTAACTTCAAACTTAGCACCTCTAGGAAGCCTTGTAGCGTCCATAGCAATCATTGGCGAGGTAGTTAGGGCTAGACTATCCAAATGACTACGCAATTGAGCGTCAATCGCTTTTTGCATATTGTAGGCTTTTTCTGCAGTGCCACGACCCCAGAAGCGATTAGGAACTGTATCATCCTGATACGCTACGATAGGACGGTCTTTCATCATGTAAGGGGACTTCTCTGCTTTAAGGAGCATAGAATCGTTAGCAATAACGATAATAGCTTCTACAAGGTCAGAATAATCGTCAGCAACAGAGTCATCTGGGAACAAGTCAACAACTTCTTCACCTTCAGTATTTTCTAACTGCTCAAGGTACTCACGAGGAACTAAACCGTAGTAGGTCAATAGACGAACTTTACCATCTTGAAACTGTTTGAGTTCTTGAGTTGGCTCTAGTGCAGTGTCATCAGCAGCATAGTTGATGTTCACTTTACGATAGATACCTTTTTCCATGCCTTCCACAATTTTGTGAATAGACACAAACTTCTCCACTGCCACACCTAAAGCATCTTCAACAGTAGAAGAGTTAGGGTCAATTAAAAAGTTCTTAGGGTTTACAGGGTTTAATTTAACGCAGGTGTATTCACGCTCTACAACACCATAAGCTGCTTGTGTAGAACCGGGAATTGGTTGAGTAGAAGGAATATACTCTGTTTCTTTTTTAACTACAATCTCACCGATGCCAGTACCATAAATCTCTGCCATCAATTCGATTTGGTCTATTTGTTTACGAACCTTTTGCTTTTCTAAATCTTCTTGTAACTGAATTTTAAGAGCAGCGACATCCATTGGTTGTTGGTCAGCTACATCGTCTTTAATATCAAAGTACTCACCATCACCAAAGATTGCTTCCATAATCTCTGCATGACGAGTCTCAATAGCTTGTTGCGTTGCAGGAGAAATGATACGACTACGCTCTGACTCACGAGTTTTGTCCTGTGCTTCCCACTCACCTCTAAAGATTCTTTCGTATTCTTCCCAGTCATCTAGAAAGTTTTGGTCACGATAGTCTCTCCATAAATCAGTGTGCTCGATAACGAACGAGATAATCTCTTTATCTGATTCAGTAGGTTCATCCCACTGAGTTCCTTCGTTCATGTCCATATTTTCAGCCATTTTAGTCCTTGTCAGTAGCCACTAATTATATCCATACATTCATATTCTTCATCAGCATCGTCAAAAGCATAAGTTGTTACCGCTAATTGGTCGATGTAAGATAAAGCATCAGGTAAATCGTCGTGAACTTGATTAGTAGGGAACATGAGTAACTGGTCAACAAACTCATCAAAGTCACCTTCCGCATTTAGAATCACTTGACCATGCTCAAACCTACCTTGCAAAGCCCAAATCACTCTATCTACTTTTTTTCTATTTCCATGCGTTAAATCAGCAATATGAGCGTAGCAATTATGTTGACGCATCAAGTTACTCAAATAAGGCAATACAGCGTTCTTTAGTGCTCCTCGCTCAATACCGACTGCTAGTGGCTCATACTGTGCAATATTCTTTAAGATTCTAGTAGCAGTTTCTTCAATATCCCAGCGACCTGCTTCAATCTTATCAACAAACCACTTACCATCATCAGTTACTTTAACACACGCAATAGCGGATTGGTCTAATCTTTTCTTAGAAGCAGAAGCGTTCTTAGCTACTTCTTCAAATCCAGCTAAGTCGATTGCAATGTACCAACTACCAGACTTAGGCTCATCATCAAATTTAATCCATTCTTCTTTAAACAATCCAGCACCAGCGTTGTTAAAGGAAGACAAATATTCTTGTCCAAAAGCAAAAGAACTTAAAGTACGCTTAGCAGCTTCAATCTCTTTAGGGTCAATGGTTTCGTTATCTGCAGTGGTGAAGTGCCAAGACTTCCATTCTTCATCTGTACCGTCTTGACCTAGCTGATACCAATCATAGAAATGATTACGTCCAGACGGGGTAGAAATGAACATAGCTCTACCCTTCTTGTCAGATAAAGAAGCTCGTAAGACCTTCTCCCAAATTTCTGCTTTAATAAAAGCACACTCGTCCAATACCAAATACGTTAAACTGACACCACGAAGCGAGTCTGGATTATCAGCACCACGAACTAAAATCTTACGACCATTAATTAGAGTAATCTCTAAGTTGTTGATGTGAGCAGACTTGATAATTGGTCTACCTAAGTCCATCAACAAATCCCAGATAATGGTTCTAGCTTGTCCTAGCGTTGGTGCAACATACATCACACTAGAACCTTCAGGACAATTAATCCCCTCAATCAGTAGGGTTACTGCAGATAATCGAGACTTACCACAGCGACGACCAGCAGCAATAACCTTGAATCGTGTAGGGTCTTTAAATACTTCTTTTTGCCAATTTAGTAAACTAAAGTTTAATTCAGCCATTATTCAACATCCACGTCAGTAATCTCATTGTCAATCACTTCCGTAGCTTCAATTATTGGACTGTTAATACCAGTAATATTAATACTAATCTGTGGAGTACCGCCACCACTCTTTGCATCAAAACTAGACAACGGTAATAATCTTTCACCGCAGAACTTTAACATTGCACCCTGCGCTGGATGACCATCAGCAAGGGCAGTTTCAATAATCTTTGTAATCACAGTGTCACCAGCGGTAGCCAGCAACCTAGCTTTAAATTCAGCAATCCTTGCAGCGTCACCGGGAGGACGACCTAAAATGCCGGGATTCTTTTTCTTGGCGATAGCCGCCTTTGTTGGACGACCACGCTTTGGTTTACCATCAACCACTTCTCGTCTGCGAATCTTCGGTCTTTTTGGTTTTTTAACCACCATCACTTCTTTAGAAGACACATCATCAGACATTAGTCTTTATCCTTTAAGGAGACAAAAGTTAAAAAATTTAAAGAGTCCTACTAATACTATAGAGTGCTGTCGTAGACTGTTGTTCGCTATCAGGGGGAACTACCTGTCGGTTATTCGTTCCCCATGCTACAGTACGCTATAACTTGTCGTCCCGAAGGGGACTGTCCCGATTACTTTATAGTGTGTTGCTGAACTCTTGTAAAGCGATTTTAGCATACTTTCGTGATTTTGTCAAGCATTATTTTATAGACCCTATAGTCTACTATGCTATTACCGTAGCGGGGCTACCACAGCTTTATTGACCTCCGCAGACCTGCTTCGCAGTGAGCAGTTTC